TAATGAGATAGCCTCACCAAGCTTAGGGACGAGTTCTAAGAGACCTTCGAATCTGTTAATGATATTCTCTTTAACTAGATTCATAAACGTCATCAGCGCTTGCTTAGGCGATGTGAAGGCCCATACTATCTTTTCACCTAATGATGCAAAGAAGTCCATAACTTTACCAGTTATGATACCTAGAGCTTCCATAGCAATTGCTAATTTACGTGAGCCCTCTTCAGAATTCTTAAAGTATGAAAATAGAGAGGTAAGTGCAATTAGAAGGGCTCCTAGTCCTGTAGCTGCAATTGCACCTTTTAGTCCTTTGAATCCGGCCGTTGCTCCTTTAATACCAGCTTTCAGATCTGCGAAAGCCTGTTTACCTTTTGCTAATATTGTATTTTCTTCAGCTACCTTCTTGGTTTCTTTACCAAGATTCTTCATCTCCTTCTGTAATTCTTCTACAGAAGCGACTTGTTTCTCAATACCATCAATGGTAAATGTAATTTTAATATCTTGTGCCATCTACTTAGAAATATAATTGTTGTCCGTTTTGAATTAGGGTAATGGGTTTATTGTATTTATATCTAGAATCTCTCTGTTTCTGTTTCTGACTAGGTACTTTATATTTATTCCAAAATAGCCCATCTTGCCATACACCACCAAAACGAGCCCTAGCTTTAACATGACCTCTATCTACTGGTTTAGCTATATTCCAACTAGTAGGCTGCATTTGAGTATGCCATGTGCGAGCTATCTCGTCTTGAGAATAGAATACATCCCATGGTCCTAATAGCTTCATCTCTTCTAAAAGATACTTAATGTGTTGAGGTCTATATTCACCCCATAACACACCATCAATATCTGGAGTGTCCCAGTTACCTGTGATACCTCCAAATATTGTTAGATTGTAATCTTTCCAATCTAAATCCATGATCAGTTCTATATAGCCCCAAAACTCTTCGTCTCCTCTTCTCATTATGTCTGTGCTACGAATATGTAAGGGTTAGTACTAATTGTTTGTGTCTGCGTATAGAATGGACTACTAGCTAAACAGTAACAGTATAAGAATGGTCGATCTAATGCGTCATAAATAGATGTAGCATCATAATACCATTCTGTAGCGCCACATGTATTATCTTGATCCATTGGAACTAGAGTACCTGATGACGTACCGTATTGTGATTGTAGACTTGCCCAATCACCATCGTAAACATAGAAACCATCAGTAGCCAATGCAGGTGATTCACCAGAGTCAACATGTATAACTACTAAGTCAGTGGTATCAGCTTGTGATTCACCTTGACATACTCCACCTGTAACCCATTCTGTAATACTTGAGATATCTTGTTGTGGAATTACAACTTGACAACTAACTAAAACAGTTGTTGCTGCAGTTTGACAACCTAAACTATCTGTTAGCGTAAATGTATAATTAGCAGATGCTAGTCCAGTTCTTGTAAATGAAGTACTAGTACTATCAGTCCATGCTATTGTATATGGTGCAGTACCACCAACTCCTGAAATAGTTACTGCTCCATCTGAAGTATAACAATCAGAAGGATCTGTAACTGCTGCAATTGCAGTTAGGGCAGAGGCAGTAGATTGTGGTACTGTTATTTGTGTGGTATCAGTTCTACCAGCGTTATCGGTCATTGTAATTGTATAAGTACCTGGTGTTTGATTATCAATTAGACCAGGGTTAATATTAAATGTACCACTATCACCGGATGTACTTGACCAACTAACTGGGAATGTAACTGGTGTACTAAATACAAATGTAGCTTGACCATCGGAGCCATTAAAACATGAAGGACCCGCTTCGGTTACAGTAAATGTAAGTCCAGCGTCAACTACTTGTGCTGGTATGTAATCTATTAATTTAATTAGCTGTACTTTAACAGGACCAGTGATACCTATTTGTGCATCATTAATCTTTTCTGGTCTATAGTATGTACCGTCTACAAAAATAACATCATCAAATGAGAATGTCTGTAGATCTACATTGTTTAGTGTAAAGTAGGCTGTTACTCTTCTAGCTGTACTATTATAGAGAGACTGTATGTAACCAGACCAATATGTTGTGTATAGATCGAATTGAGTGCTGAGTCCGTCTAGACCAGTAACTTGTTCGCCCCAATAGGGTATATCTACGTTCCAATTGAGGACTTGAGTATCTTGGTCCATCGGCCATTCATTATAGTAACTTACTAGAGGGTAGTCTGTAAAATGATTTTGCGTAGTATCTGCTAGTTTCCAGTTGTAACCATCTGTATCTTGTAGGCCATTATAGAAAAGCAGTCTAGATTTTGGTTTAATAGGTCTGTGTACAGTTGCACCATCTTCTGAATTATGTGTATGTAATTGTGGTATAATAAAAGACTCTGTCGCTGTTGCACCTTCTATTTGTGTTAGAGGAGTTGGCGCCCAATTAGTTTCTATCTTTCTAGTACCTTTTAGTAACTCATTACCACTGTCAAAGCGAAGGTAACCAAATACATGTTTATATGCTTGATTATGATATAGGTTAATGTAATCACCATCATCTTTATGTTTATATTCTATTTGATCTGACTGTGTATTAAATAGAGGCTCTATTACAAAGTCTTTATCTCTAATTAGTTTATCAGACCAGTCATAGAGGTCACCAGAGGCTACGTAATTAATAAACGGTTCAATAATGAAATTCCTACTATCACCAGGATCGGGACTCATTACGAGCCTAAAAGTGGTTAGTATATCTTTAACAAAATCTATTTGTTTATATTCACAATCTAGTGATGAATTAGGTAGTGCAGTTCCTGGCGCAGAGATAACTTGAAATTCTTTTGCTCTAATTACTGAATTCCTAATCAGAGAGGGATTAGTGGTTTCAGAAATAACTCTAATACGATCTGCAGGTGCTGTAACATCTAAACTAAAGCTACCCTGTACTGAAATAGTACTACCACTAGATCCCCATGCGCCTATAGCAACATCTGACCATGTACTACCAGCGTCTTGAGATTTTTGTAATATCAGTCTACCAGATTCATTTTGAGGTGGATCACCTTCTGATTGTTGTGATTGTCCAGAATAGTAGGCTTGAGCAGTCATAATATATGGACCTGTTTGTTGATTCACATAATAGGATGAACTTGTACTGTATTGATAGTTTTTACCATCAGTAGTTTGCAAGTTATCATAACTAGGATCATTTACTACCTGTTGTATAATAAGAGCGTCGTTAGCAGCCTGATCAATATTATCAGTGGCTATCATAGTATTTGTACTATTCTCATCTTCATCTAGGACAGCCGTTGCTATGTTACCAAATGCACTAAGATAAATCTGTTTAAAGAAAGCAGAGTCTAAGAAACTAGAAGTAAATGTATAACCTGCGTTATCAAAGATTTGACCAAAGCATTTTCTAGCTCTGATCATTGGTTTTAATCTATTTAGGGGTAGCTCATTACTGGTAAAATTATGTGAACCGTCAACAGCAATACGTGGATTACTACTACTGTGATCACCATCAATACCAAAATCTATTAGAGGGTATATGAGATCTCCATCTTTTAGGCCGTCAGTTAAACTACCCTCTGGATACGCTTGCCAACTTTCAACTACGTTATTACCAGTGAGATCATGTGCAAGATCTTCCATAGTAAGTGTACACATTGTAGCATCACCAACAGCAGATGAGAAGTCTCTAGTCTCTCCTAAGAAAAGGATCTCATAATCTATCTTATCTTGTGCACCGTTAACATAGATACGTTGTAGTCTAATATGGCCCTGTCTAAATTCAGCACCATCTACTAGAATCTCTGCTGGTTTCTTAACAGTCACATCATAGTCAACACCATCAATTAAGAAGGCATGTTTAAAAAATATGTTATTTGCTGGAGTTGCGGGTACTTTAAATGTTCTAGAGAATACTGACTTAGCCTCAGCATTAGTAATATCTTCAACACTAAGATTTAGCTTAATAGGTTGAGTCTCATAGAGGTCTAGCCAATATTGGTCAAGTGATTTATCTTGACTATCATATACTTTTAATTGAATCATATTATCCTCTTTGTGATTTGATGTTATTTGCTAATTTAAATTTAATAGTATATTGGAACAGTTTATCTTTTCTATATGACTTCTCAGTCCATGATGCACTGGTTACATTACAACCAAAGAAGTAGGACTCATAATTAGTAGGACCGTTATCACCTAAACGTACTCTAACGTCTGGTGAGTTAAAGAGGCCTTCTAAGTAGTCTGCATCTTCATCTGACATATAACCAGTCTCTGCTGTGAAAGTCTCTTGAATCTCTTGTGAGTATGTTGTATAACCGCGTGCGCCTGCATCTGTAGTTAATTCAGTACTATTGTAGTCTGAAGTATTAGCTAAGAAGTTTTTGGCACGTCTCTTTGTTGATCTAACATTCTTTTTAGTAAATGTGTAGTAGTCTCTAAAGCCATACGAGTTTAACCATGAGAATTGTATGTGATCATAGTCTAGACAACCCGATGTATTAACCACTGCACCTCTACCGTAGATCCTATACATTTGTGGCCAGTGCATTGATTCATCTTCATAGCCAGTAAATGTAGCTAGACAAGTACCAGGCGTATAGGCTACTGTTTGTACATAGTAGTATGCAACTGCTTTAGAAAGTGAGTATGTTGCCTGTGTAGTTGGTGTAGTATAATATAGGAATGAACTTAAGTTTTGTGGACCAAAGCCTCCTGTAATTACTAATGAATTATTACGTGGCTGTTGACCATCACCGTATGCTACATTAGGGCCACCACCGTTTGCCATGATATTAGGTATGATTACATCATTGACTAGCGTACCATCTTCTTGATAAGAGGTGATTCTAAAGCCTTCAATACATGATGCGGCCGAAGGTGGACTAGGTAGGCCACCTGTATATGGCTTATTAAAGTAACTCACAGTATGTAAGTCATCTGGGAATACATCGTGTATCTGTACTCTAGTATTAATACCAATTGAACTAGGTGCTGCTACGCCCATTTGGGTTAGCTCACTACCTAAAATATATTGTTCATTATCTGAGAGTGGCTGGCCGTTACCATAGATATTAGTACATGGAGGATTAGAGTCATCTGCATTTAGACTAGCTTGATACGGTCCGGCTGACCATGCAACATCATAGAATGGTTTTTTACCACCTATTACCTCATAGGGTCCATAGCTCACTGACCTAAGATTAGTTGTACCGTTTATTTCATGACCTACGTTAATTACATAACGTTCTACTTCATTAACAGATTCTTGTAGGTTAGCTGCTGATACATTACCTAAGCCTATTTGTTCTGTACCAATAGGTGAAACATGTACATAAGTCTGTAAGATGTTTTGTATATCAAAGATAGCTTTACCCTCTGCGTTTGCTGTTTGTCTAATGTCTGCTAGTACATCACCACCTGTTGTAGCAACTTGTAGTATGAATTTACTAGCACCGCTTGGCAGTACTGATAGAGTACATGCATTAGTACCATAAGCTAAGTTATAGTCTCCCGGGTTTTGTGTTAGTGTTACTGTTGATGCCATAATTAAAATTGTTCTTGTATTTGTTGTTCGACTGCGTCACGAATTCGTATTGCTATTGCTTCTGCGTCCATAAATGATTTAGGTCTAATACCGAATTTGCCGCCTGTAAAACTATAGGGTGTACCCCATCCAGTGGCCGGCCTTATGTCTTCTGATAACCCAAATGCCTTTTCGACTGGTATACCTATACCTGGATTATCAGGCGTACTAACTCCATAGTTCTGAAATAGACCATAGTATAACATTTCTATTTTTAGACTATCTTGACCTATTACGGCCTTAATACTATTACGTAGCCTTCCCGTATCTACTGGAAGGTTTTCATTCTCTTTTAGATCTTTCACGATATCTCCACCTATTTGTGTAAGTATCGGTTGCAGATCTCTCATACCTTCTACTGCATCACTGAGTGCTGATTCAAATTCTTCTACTGTCATGATGTTCTAGTTATTGTTGAGAATAGAAAGTAAGGTGTTGTACTCATACCACTAATATTTACACCCGTAGGTGAAGTGAGTTTAACTGGAGTAACTTGTTGTATACCGCCAGAGTTATTCGTATACGCACCTTTAAGGTAAACGGTTTGCAAGCCGGGTACAGTAGGTAGAGGTAGTATACTAGTGTCATACGTTAGTGGTATGCCAGTCAAGCCTATTCCCCATTCGGGTAAGAATGTACTACCTGAGAATGCGTTAGCACCCCAATCTATGGATAAAATACCTTCTACTGTTAGTGTTTCACCTGGCATTACATAAATATCTGGATGACCGTAACTGGCAGTACCAACAGTTGAAATATTAGCACCTTCGTATTCTATTAGTGGGTTTAGTCCAAAGTAGTCCAGGTTATCCCATGTATTATCAGAAACTCCGGGTGCATTATGTTTAAAGCATTGGTGCCAACCTTGAAATGCCATATAGGCAATCTCTTGCATTGGCTCTTTAGAGTCTGCTGCTAGTTCTATAGTGTACCCGTTGTTATCGTTATATGTAATACCAGTCTCTTTACTACCACTTGCACAGTATGCGGGTCTTTCTAGTCCAAAGACAAAACACTTATCAGAGTATGCCTTTAGTGGTGAGTTATCACTAGTTACTATACCAATGATTAGATTGTTCTGTTTAGCTAATGCGTCTAGAAATTCATGTTGCGTACCCTGAGGTGCACTGGAGTCAGCGCGCTGTTCATTCATGTTAGCTGTCATAGGCATAAAGAACTGTGCTGACTGATGGAAGCCTAAGATACTACCATTAGTATTAACGTTAATAGTTTCTGTAACACTACCCTGAATATTACTACAGTCTATATAGTTCCATGATGGATTACTAAAGTTAGTTGGACTAATTCTAGTAATGATACCATTAGAGTCTCTATTGACAAAGAGGCCGCCTGGAGGAGCACCGATGACAGGGATGTCCGGGTGTTCCATATAGTAGATAGCTGTAATACCTCCTACTTGGTCATTACAACCCTTTGCTATGCCTGATGTTATATTGCAACTCATTAGTAAGGTGTTATACAATTATTAATAGGTAGAGGTATCTCGATCTCTAGTGTGGCTGTCATGCCCGCTACTGTATCTTGGAACCTCTCCTTGAATGGTGTTAAGTTTACATTCAGTGTTAAGTCGAAACGTTTATGTGGTGTAGAAAATCTTAGATTAGCTAGTATGTCATCGATATACTGTTGGCATGCCGATTGTACCCCTAAGTAATCTGCAAAGCCCGTAGTCGGATCTTCTTGTGCTATATCCATTACTACTAGGTTAAACCTGTATGTGATAGCTTGACCTGTTCTAGTAGACTGTGTTGGATTAAGGAATGCGTATGGGTAGTTTACTCTGGTACCCTCATCGACAGTTTTAATATCTGAGAGTGCACCGTACCCGAAGTCTTGTAGAATCAGGTGTTGATCTACTACCGCTTTAATATTATCTACGAGTTCTTTGTAAGTCATAATGTCTCTTTTGTTTTAATTTTGCTTCGTTCTCTTCCATGACCTTCTCTTTCTGTAAGGACATAAAGTTGAGTACTTTCTTTAGAGGCTGTTCTGTGACCTCATCTATCTGTAATATGTTATCGCATGCAAGTGATACAATTACTTTATACCATGCGCGGGCTACTAGCATCTTGTCTTGTACTTCTACTGCGCCCTCGAGTTCTGCCTGGTCTAAGTCACGATCAGTGAGTCCGAACAAGACTTTGTATTGTCTGTAAGTGTATGTACGAAATGCTGCATACTTGTCGATGGCCCACATGGCTTCGTCAGCCCATTTAGCTTCCGGTGCTAACATGGTGGCGATCTCGTTAAAGTGTTTCTCAATACCTAATGACAGCCAAACATCTAAGTCTACGAATTGCCCAAAGGTTAGAGCTTCTAAGTCTAACATTTTAGTATCGCGTCTATCGTTCATTGATTTAATAATTAGTGCAATGGCCAGAGTCATTGCTGCCTCATCGGCTTGTGCTAATTGTTGTACTGGTGCACCACATAATTGTGACACTATCATTGGATAGTATTTCGGATCTTCCCAATCAAACTGTATCGCAGTACTGTACTGTTCTATCGTTAGCCTTTCGGGTATCTCGTATTTGTTTTCGTTAATATTAAGTGTGACCATATACTTAGAAATATAATAATATATGTATCTGAATTACCTAGAGCCAATTACGGCATACGTACCTAAAGTTTTATTCTGTTTCCTATTGTAATTGCTAATTGCTAGCGCTATCACACAGTCATCGTGTAGTCCGCTCGGGTGTCCGTATTTAATAGATCTAGTCTTAGGGTTGTAGTCGTACGTGAATACTTCTAACTCATGTATCAAGTGTGGGAATAGCTGAGCATTGGGTATTGTCACATTGGCCTCATTGCAATCGAGGATCAGCCCTTCGATAATCTCATTCTTTGAACGACTCGTAGTCACAAAGGGATGTGTGTCTTGCCATTGCCTCTTGATCTGTTCGACGATTACATCACCAATTGAGTTGACCTCTACCATTACAGTGGCTCGGTACTTTTTAATCAGTACCAACATCTCATTAACCATCGTAGTCCACTCGGCCTTTTGATTTCTATATACATCTACTACATTGCCCTGAGCGTCTTGGAAGATCGCACATGTAAAATCCTCATGTTTACCTAGGTCAATACCACAGAAGACTTTACCTTGCGGCTGAGGGTATGTGGCACGTTGTAGTCTGTCTAAGTTAGAGAAGACCTCACCGCCACTATCAATAAACTTGGCTAGGTACTCTTGTTGAAATACATTTGTAGGCAGTGTACGCTTAGCGTCCTCTATTTCCTCTGGATTAATATAGGGTGTATCGTATGAGCTGCCGGTGTATGTAGTGTACTGTGAGTAGTCTGGTGATTGCCCTAATTGGAATAGATTGTAAAACCAGTTCTTGCCTTTAGGCGTCGACACAAATAACACACGAGCATTTGACTTTGTTAAGAACACTGGGCGTATTGCCTCTTTCCATGCATCCTCTTTCATAAACGCGGCTTCATCTAAGATACCGTATTTTACTGTAAGACCTCTAATGTTATCATACTTCTCAGCAGATCTAAAGATAATCTCGGACCCATTCTTTAGCGTAATAAAGTTATCAGAGTAGTTACACTGTTTCACAATACCAGAGCCACCGATGGCATGCATCATCTCTTTCTGAATTTTCGCGCACTGGCTGTACACCGGTGACACCCATAGTACTTTACATGGGCCATCGTTAATCATCCAATACAGTGAGAGGTTGATTGCCATGAGGGACTTGCCGAACTGACGACCAACACATGCGATATGATATTTAGCAGGCGATGTGAGTATCTGTTCAACCATAGCCCTCTGTTTAGGATGAGGTGTGAAACCGGTGTACTGCATTTACAGATTAGTTATGTCTGGGATATCTCTGTTATCTTGACTATTAATATCGGGTCCGAATTCAAACTTGATATTGTTAAAGAGTGCATCACCGTCTTGTCCTGTTAGTTCTTGTCGTGCTAACTTAGGGATCACATACTCTGATAGTTTAATCATCATCTCCATAGCTCTAGCGGGATCATCAGCGGCGATCTGTGCAAGCCATGTAGTCATGTTGTCCAAGTTATTCTCGGTTAACATCTGATATGCTTTACGTATGTTTTCAGTAGTCTTGTTTTTACTACCCTTCGGTCTACCGTTAGGGTTACCCGATTGTCCTGGTTGGAATCTAGATAAGGCCATCGTCTTTAATAGTTTTGTTTAAGTGTTTAATAGTTTGCTTAGCAATCTCGAAGGACTTCGCCTTGATAGTTGCTACTACTTGTTCGTGTTCTTTGAGGGTATATTTACCCGTCTTAGTTTCGTATACGTTGTATGATTTCATATTCTACTTTTAATCTTTGTTTTACACTAGCTAGACATCTACCGCAGCTAGTTATGGGTTTGTTTTCACCAGTAATTCTATTGTAGATATCAAATAGCCTCTGGCGATTTTCAGCATCAGATCTAACGTTCCCTAGTAGATGTTGGTTAGCACTGAGCCATTTAAATTCTTCGTTGTTCATAATTGTTTATATATTAATTCACTGCCTATTGCAGCTAATGCAGCGTACCAAACGCCTGGCATTCCATATAGAAATATAAAAACTCCAATATTTAGCCAGAATGTGAGACACATATTACATTTAAATGGTTTCGCTGGTAACCTATTAAACTGTTGTAGAAAGTCAGCACCTAGATGACCTAGTGCAGCTGCTCCTAAAATATTAAGTATTATCATTGTCTGTTCTCTTTTTTATATAGTCTTTACATTCTTTTACTGCTTGACTAATAGTTGTTCGGGGTATACCAGTACTACGTGCTAACTCTGAGTAATTAGATTCCTCTAACCACATCTCAAATAGTACAACCCTAAACCATTGCTCGATACCATCAGACTTCATGTCTTCGATGACACCTTGTATTGCTTCAATCTTCTGATCCCATTCTATATCATAGTCTTCTACTTCAAGTCTATTAGCAGTTGCGTCATATAGATCTACTACTTTACCAGACTGTCGATACAGTTTATGATATGGCGACGTAGAGGAGTTGTATGACCGCCAAAGTATACCAGATAGAAATAACATTGCTTGTCCCTTATCTACTAACTCTTGGCCTCTCTTGTGTATTAAGAACTGTTCGATTGCGTAGTGTCCTAATTCATTTGCTGTGTCCTTTGGACATTTACAAATAGACTTAGACATCTTCATGATCTTGTCGTAGTTGTCTGTTAAAAACTGATTCAATCCTCGTACTTTGTATTTCTCACATAGTGACCTTTACCCGAACGGCCAAAGATCTCTCTGTCTAACTTATACATTGGTGTATAATGTGGTCTTCTTTCATTGCCTAATAAGATACCATCGTCTTCTAGCAGATTATAGTTTGTACATCCCATTAGGTATGCCCAACATAATTGTGCAGTTAACTGAGTAATTTCTACTGTACGTAGATCACGTCTCCAATTAGTCATTTCAAATACAAAGTGTTCTTGTGAGAGTTTACCTATTTTACAATACCTAGTATCAATGTGGTCTTGCAAGTATAAGTGCATGTTTGCCTCTTCACGATCTACTATCTTTCTAACATCATAACCATAGACATCTAGTTGTTTGCAATTATTAAACTCTATCTGTACTCTACGTAAGAATGCAAATAGAATGCAAATACGTTCATTGTCTGTAGTAACCCAATGTGGAACTTTAACTTGTATCTTCATAACTTATTTATCTTCCTCCATTAATTTTGATCTGTATCTCTCAAGGTCTTGAGCTAGTAGTGCGTGCTGTGATTTAACTGCTGCACATAGTTCATACTCTTCATAGCCTTCTAGTTGTATGATCATGCCATCAGCTACACGTCTTAGCATGTGACTGATTGCATCTAACTCAGTAATAGGGTTGGCTACAGCGGTTAACCCATCTGTAATACGTTGGCCATAGTGAGACCTAAACCAGATACCTGCTGTCCTATGTGATAAGAATTCTTCTACTGTCTCTAGTAAGAAATTAAAACTATCAAAGAAGTCGCCTTGATTCATAGGGTGATTTGTTCGTTTCATATACATTATGTATCGTTGTTTTTATGATTAATATCGGGGTTAATTTGTAACTGTAACTCAAAAAGACCGCTTTCTGTATACCCCCATATATATTTCTCTACTTTAAAGTAAATGAGTTACAGTTACAAATCGGCTCATTTTGTTTGTTTGGGACCACTGGTGTACCTTTTTTCATGTAACTCAAGGTCCTCGCTTGAGTTACAAATCGCCCTTGAGTTACAATTTAACATCAAAAACGTCTATATCTAAGTCAAATTGACTCCTGTTAGCTCTATAAAATTTCTGAGGACTAAGAGCATGATCGCTACCTTTTGTAATATAGTTGTCACCATCTTTCAGTCTCGAAGCCCTTTCAGGTTCTATAAGTTTTAGACCATCTCGAAGTACTTTACCGACATACCTACTACTAGGTTGTTTGCCCTCCCAGTCTATACGAGCAATTAGATCTCTAATAGTAAACTTAATATGATCAGCTGCTCGGTCTTGTAAAAAGTAAGACTCAAACCATAGTACTATTTCTTGTTGTACATCTGATATATTATCTCTCACTAATTTTTTACTACCTAGAGTTGATAGGCATGTTTGCGGTAACCAAAAAGTTCCATCGACTGCTTTAGGGTATTTCATTTCTCTGTTTTGTAAGAAGTGAA